CCAAGGCCCTGCGCAAGCTGCGCCACCCGTCGCGCTCCGACAAGCTGAAGAGCTTTCTCGAAGGAAGCAGCTGAGGCTTGACGGACTGGCGCTAAAGGCAATATGCTCTCGCCACTTCGGGATTCCCCAAGTGGCGAGTTTTTTAGCGTCGTCGATGTACCAGTTTCGGGCCTCTAGCTCATGCTTGGTTAGAGCAGCGGACTCATAATCCGTTGGTGCCGTGTTCGACTCACGGGAGGCCCACCAATAAAATCAATAACTTACGCCATTTTTTGCACTTTGAGCTTTTCCGCAAAAAATGGCGTTTTCCGCAAAATCATTTTGTAGGCGTTACCAGCTTGCCCTTCCGATGGCGCACATAGGTCCGTGTCATCGTCTCGGATGCGTGGCCCAGCTGGTCTTTTGCCGCGCCCATGCCTTCCCGTTCTTCTTTGTCAGTACCAGCTTTCGCGCGCAGATCGCGGAACTGGAACTCACGAACTTCCTTCTCGAGGTCAGGGCGCATTGCGACCGCCTTATCGCGCGCCTGGTCGAATGCATATCGGAACTCGCCTTCGCTCATCGGGACCAGTTTCAGGCTCGTCACCTTCTCGGCTTTGTTCTCCGCCAGGATGCGGTCGATGACGAGCTCGAGCTCGCCCTCAATGGCAATGCGCAGCTTGGCGCCTGTCTTGTTCTGCTGGACCCACACGGCGCCGTCCTTGAGGTCCGTTAGGCTGACCTTGAGCGCGTCGGCTTTGCGTTGCCCCATCAAGTAGGTCAGGTCCATTGCATTCCGAAGCTTCTGGCCGGCGCACGTCCACACCAGGTTGTAAATCTCGTCCTCTACGTACACGCCGCGCGCCACCTCTTCATAGCCTTTGATGCCGGCGCAGGGGTTGGTCAGCCTGGTCAATCCCTTCTCGCGAGCGAAGTTCCAGATGTGTGAGAAGAGGGCCTTTTCCCGATTCGCGCGCACGTGGCCGAGGTTCTTGGGAACGTCCAGAGGCTCCTTGCCCGCCGCTACTCGCTTCTTGTTTTCTGCCTTCCGTTTTTCGATTGTCCATTGGACACGCCAGTCTAGGAACTGGCGGATGTGGACCGGCTCGATGTCGTCAAGCACAGCGGGTGGGTCGTCGAAGAACTTGTAGAGCATTGCAAGCTCGTCGAGGTTGTCCTCCTGGGTGCGCGGGGCCTTGCTCGGGAGTACTTCCCGCATATACCGCTCGGCGGCCTGGCGGAAGTAGACGACCTTGCCGACAGTGGGTGTGCCATTAAGCTTTGCCCACTCGATCACCGCTTGGGTGTAGTCCTTGCCAACCGACTTCTCGCTGCGCTTGCCGTCCGGGCCGATCACCTCGACCGTGTAATAGGTGCCGGACTTGCCGCGGTGCCTGGCACGCATACCCTGCGGAAGATTTAGGTTTCTGGTTGGTTTACGGCCCATCTCAAGCTACTTTCAATACTCGGGGAACCCATGGCGTTTTAGGCTCTGGCGTCGAGGCAGCAGCTGGAAGCCGGCCTTCGACTGCGGTGCGGGCAACTATAGCCCATCCTCTTCCGTTAACGAAGAATGGGATGCCCATACGTTTTAGCGCTGCTATTTGGGGTAGACGATGAGCGAAGCCGGTGAGCTTGCGCATATCGTCTTTATCTAAAAAGGTATCGGGGATGTCCACAACTTACCTCAATTCAATCCGATTTGTGTCTGTTTGCTTCGAGCGCAGGTCGGTCGGGCCGCTCGATCCCGTATGGGTTCGCGTCTTTCTTTTCCCCGAGCGCTTTCTCAGCAGCCTGTCACGGAGGATGCGCTCCAGCGCATCGCCAAGCGTCATATCCTTGAACTGGATGTATTTCGCGAGCGCCTCAGCCACCTCCAGTGAAACCTTTGCTGCTGGGAGCAGTGTCTTGCCTTCCGCCTCCAGCTTGGCGCGGCGACGCGCCTGCCTGGCTGATGCGCTCAATGCCTTGCCGGTCGAAGGCCGCCCCCGCTTTCGCGTGGTGTTCTCCGGCGTCGCTGCATCGTCAATGGTCTGCATGGTCGTTAATCCCGCAAGAAATTAGCGTGAGAAATCACGATATTTCTATGCCGCGTTCGGCACGGTTATGTCCCCGCTTGCCGTCAGCAAGGTCATGCACCGCTCGACAAGCATGCGCACGTGCGGGACGTTCGTTGCCGATACCTGCAGCTCGGGAAATCCATACTTGCTCGGGTAGGTGTCGATGCCGAGGGAGTGCAGCACGCCTACAATTTGCTCATCGGTCAGAGCGGATCGAGTAGTCCCGGGCTTAAGAATGTTCAGCGCCTTCACGGCTGCCTCGGCCTGCGTGCGAGCATCGTCAAGCGCATTGTGGTGTGTGCCGTTGGTGCGGTCGACCTTCACGCCAGCCAAGTCGTACAGCGTTCGGGTGTCACGGACGCTCCAGTATTTCCACGGCGGTGTCATACCGCACGCCTTGTAAGCTGCGTCGAGCAACGGCACATCGAACGTCGCACCATGGCACCAGGGCCGCTGTGCGCCCTGTGATACGAACCAGTCCGAGAAGTCCTGCAGGACCTGCGGCAACGGTGCTGCGTCGGCGCAGAAGGCTGCCGCACGTGCTTCATCGCTTTGCCTCATCCACCAGGTGATGGTATTGGGATCGACAGTCAGGCCGACGTCGGTGCAGGACTGTAGAAATACCGGTGCATAGAACGTTGCGCCGAGGCCGGCCTGGCCGAACATGACGGCGCCGATGCTCAGGATGACGGACCCGGGCGTCGTACCGAGGGTTTCGGTATCGATCATGGCGTTGTCCAGCTGGTCGACCGCAGAGGTCGACATTTGGACGCTGAGCTCACGCGACTGCAGCCATTCTTCGCCGGCGTCAGCGGCTTGCACATAGGCCTCGTCCGCGTCCGTCTCGGGCGTGACCGGGAATACGCCGCCGCCGACCTCCTGGCCATCTTCCAGCAGCTTGAGTTGGTACCCGCCGCCGACGTTGTCGCTGCGAGGGTTGATGTGGTACGAAAATTTGCTATCGGTCTTCACGCGGCTCTCCTTCCAGTTTCTTCAAATACGTCGCGCAGCTGCGGGTGATACTCGAGCCAGAGCGCTACCTCCTGGTTGAGCTCCCGAAGCGCGGCAGCGTTTGCGTCCAGCTCTTGCTGCAGCGTCGCCTGAAACACCACGTGGCCCATGCGCTTGGCCTCGTCGAGCGATCGCTGGATCTCTGAGCGCACCGTGATCAGTGCGCCGACGATCTGGCTCACGGTGTCTTTGCTGAGGTCTTTCACGACGCGACCTCCGCTGCAGCGTGCTGCACCTGGTCGCGCTTGCTCTCGCTCGAGCTCGGGAAGGGCCACGCGCTGGCGGGTTGGGGCACTGCAGGCGTCGCATCGATCCGCAAGGCATCCAGCGACTTGCCGCTCTGGATCCATTCGCTGACCCACTTTGGCTGCTTGCCGCGGCCAGTCCAGGCCTGCCCCGGGTCATTCGGGTTGCGGTACTGGACGGCGGGCGAACCTGCGTCCGCCCTATCCTGGTGAGGCGCTGCAGGGACTTCCTGCTTCGGCGGGAAGATCTCGTTGCGAACTGCGTCGACGTCGACGCCTTCATGGCGTGACATCGCGGCGATCGGTGCAAACTCGGCATCCTGATCGGCGTCGCCGACGTTGTACCAGGTGAGTTCCAGCGTATGACCGAGAATCAGGTCGAGGAGGAGCAGCTGCAGCGCGCTGGCGTCTGCGGTTTCGATAAACGTTTCGAGGTCGGTCCTGACATCGCATTCGTAGAGGTCGTGCAGGCAATCTGCAAGATGACCTTGTTCGAGAACGGCCTTTGCATACTCGCGCATCGACTGCAGGCTCAGACCGGCCTGGCCCACCCGTTGGCGGAGCTGCTTGTACAGTGTCAGCCTGTAGGTCGTTTCTTTTTCGGCGGCAGCCTGTGCGGCCTGGTGCTTCTCTCGTCGCGCTTCTTCTGCAATCTGGTGCTCCGTCTTCGCAGGCGCCAGGCTCGGGTCGGCCTCGATCGCCCGCATGCGCTCAGCGTGTCCTTCGACAGTCTCGCAAGCACCGGCAGCCTCAAGTGCGTGTTGCACGTCGGTGCGGCGGTAGTACGCCATAAGGTGGCCGTCGCCTTTCTTGACGTAGGCGGCGACTGGTGGAAACGTCTCGCTGTTCAGGTGGTCCCTGACGTAGCCGGAGTTTTTCGTCGACGGGGCGTTACGTGCAAAATAGCTCAGGTGCACGTCGGCATGGACGAATTCCGAGTCGCGGTCCCACGCCTTGCTTGCCATCGCATGGGCTTCGGCTGCCTCATGCACAGGGATGCCCTTCTTGTTTGCCGCTGTGATAGTGGCGTTGTAGTGCGCAGCCTTCTTTTCGGCAAAGCAGTCGGGATCAGTGCAGAGGTCTGGACTGACTCCCTCGAATACCTCGGGCTGGTTTCCCGCCCGCTTCGGGCACTTCGTGCACGCGCCAGCCGAGGCCAGAAGCTTTGCGTCAGTCAGCGAAAATACGGCGGTGCCCAAGTCCAGCATGTAGCGCTGCTGCACGTGATTCACCGCTTGGCGGTACGACATTGGTTCGCTGCTATAGGGCGGATTGAGGATCTCTTGCGCTGCCTTAGCCTGGAGCTTCCACGCTGGGATGCGAGCGATCAGCAGGGCGGTTGACGCCGACAGTTTGTCGTCCAGAAAGAGTTCGCGAACCTCAAGGCCAAGCGAGCACAGCTTCAGGCGGCCATAGATATACGACCGGCTCCGGTTGACCTCATAAGCTACCTGGTCGGCCGTGAAGCCGTGCTGCAGCATCAGCAGTTGGTAGCCCTCGGCCTCTTCCATCGGGTGAGGATCTTCCCGTTGCAGGTTCTCGAGGATGCGGATCTTGGCCGCGTCCAAGTCGCTGAGCTTGCGGCATAGGGCCGGGATATGAGTCTTGCCGGCGAGCTTGGACGCGCGGAACCGTCGTTCGCCGGCAACGATTTCGTATTCCGCCGGCGACTCCTCGGTCGGCGTCACCGGACGGATCAGGATCGCTTGTGCGACGCCCATCGCCTTGATGCTTTCGGCCAGCTCGTGCAGGGCCTGCTCATTAAAGCGCTTGCGGTTATCGGGGGATGCGCGCAGCTTGGCGATCTCATACAGGCCATAGGTGCCCTGGTCGCTCGCAAGCTCGTCGACGGCGATCGACTGGTCAGTGGTGGCAAGTACGGTCGTGGTCATGCGTGCTCCAGGTTGGAAGGTTGAGGTTTCTTGACGGGGCCGGCCTTGCCGGCATCGGGGGTATAGAAGCCGAGGTCGAACTCGGCGCGGGTGACGCGGATGTGGACCATCCACGCGGTGAAGCCACGCTTCGGCTGATGAGGTGCGCGGACTGGATCCGATACCTGATAGCCACGCGAACGCATGAGCTGCAGCACGTGCGGCAAGTGAAGGCGCTTGCCGTCTTCGGATACTTGGTCGACTGTGCAGACGTGTGCACTGCAAAACTTGTGCAGCGAGTCCCGGTCCCGAGCGTCTTCGAGCGCGCGGCTCAGTTCGCCGGTTCCTGGCACAGTAGTGCGTGCGCGAGAGGTTGGCGTACGGGTCATGCCGGCACCACCGTGATGCCGAAAACGTCGTCACCCTGTTCGGCGGCAACCAGCTCGTACGCAGATGCCGAGGTAAAGGCGGGGCGGAAAAAATGACGGACTTTGCCGGCTTTCCGCAGGGTTACCAGGTAGTAGTACATCGACGCATCCTTTCAAGAAGAAGTGGAATTGCGTTGATATTACTAAACGGTAATGACGGGCGTCAACACCATTTGGTAATAATTACCCTGTGGACATAAAAGAGACGAAAAAAAACCGGCGATCAACCGGCCTGAACGTACGTACGTTGCGTATCTGCATCGTGCGCAGCAAAGGGCTCAGCACACGAGAAATCTAAGAAACTGAAAAAGGCTGTATATTTATACAGTATTTTTGTGTAGGATATTTCGTACAGAAAAGTTGCGATGCGCAAAGGCCAGCGCGATCGCTTGCGGGGTGAGAAGTGGAACAGTATTTCAGAGAGATGAAGGAGGCTCTCAGGGCGATGAGCCCCGAGGCACGTGCAGAGATGTTGAAGCTAGCGCAGGCGATGGCGAAAAGGCATCCTGCGCAGGCGCAGCCGTTGCTACGACTGGTGAGCGGAGCCCGCCGGTGATTCTTCGCCAGCTGCCGATTCGGCTGCAGTTTCGACCAGGCTCTTACCCATGTCTGAAGCCTTGCGATAGAACGTGAGCAGATCTAACTCCCGCTGCGTCACATACACAAGAGCCATTTTCTGAGGCTCGACGTTTTCCACAACAGTAAGCTCAGGGCGTAGGGGGCGAAGCGTCGAGAGCGCCGCTGGTTCCTTCTCGGTCCGTAACGCCTGGCGGGCCGCTTCTTCGTCCTCGATGTCGAGCCACCCGGCCGGCACTTGGCATTTCGCCTCGAGCTTGCGCGCCTTGCGTTCACCGAAAGACTTGGTGCGCAACAGCCCTGAGACCTCACCTTGGTTCTCGCCGGTTTCATCCACGAACCGCGCTTGAGAGCCGTCATATCGCTCCCGGATTAACTGCGCCAGCCGTGCGCGTCGTATGTCTTGAATTTCCATAGGCGGATTGTCCTAGGCGATTACTAAAGAGTAAATCACCAAATGGTATTGACCAACCTCATTACCGTTTAGTAATATGCTTTCCCATGGACAAATTACTCGCATATTTGAACGGCCTCGATAAGGCAGCGCGCCCTGCGTTCTGCACTGCATGTGGTACGACAGAGCGCTATCTGCGCAAGGCCATCAGCGCCAAGCAGCAGCTCGGCGCCCACCTCTGCATCAACATCGACAGGGAGTCGCGCGGTGCTGTTCGCTGCGAGGACTTGCGTCCGGACGTCGACTGGGCCTACCTCCGGGGTACGGCTAAGTTCGCACCAGGTGAGCCGGAGGGTGCCGCCGATGCGTAGGTCACGTGCACTAGCGCCTGTAGGTGGCGGGGTATCGGCCGACATTGTGCAAAGCGCTCGACAGTATCAACCGTCAGCGGATCAGTCGCATCGACTACCTTCCAGCACGGCTGCTCGAGCGCCGGCCCACCGGAAATCTGAAACGCAATCAGGACTGATCGCCCTCCGGCCAGCTGCGCAAAAGAGTGCGGTTCCAACGTCCGGACAAAGCCGTTGTCGAGCCAGTGCACCAGGTGCTTGTTTGCGACCGCCTCCATAAGCGTCATCGGGACCTCTCAATTTCAAATAGGAAAGAGCTTCGCACTTTACTGCTTAGCAATAGTTGGCAAAACCAAAATAAAACAGAGGGATGTATGGAATTGCGTGAAGCAAAACTCAAGATGATCGCAGCCGTCCGGGGTGGCTGGGAAGTTGCTGCCCCTTACCTCGGCATGTCGGTGAATGCGCTGCGCAACCGGGTCTATGGCGTGAAAGACCAGAAGCTGTCGGACGAAGATTCCCTTGCCCTGCAGCTACTGTCGGACACCAAGCACTACGCGGAAGCGATCGCTGCGGCGTCGGGCGGCATCTTCGTCCGGTTGCCGGACGGCGGCGAGCACGAGAACCAGGATCTCATGAAGAAGTTCAACGAGCTGTACACCAAGCTCGGGGACCTCTCGCGGGACTTCACCGCGGCCATCGCAAACGATGACGCGATCGACGCGCGCGAGCGGAAGATCCTCGAGGAAGACGCACGCAAGATGCACCAGACGCTGACCGAGCTGCTGGGCCTGATGTTCCTGGTCTACGGCCAGCCCGGCGACGGAGGCAAAGATGCGTAACGGTCCGCGCGCGGGCAGCCGCGCCTACCTGGCTCTCCAGTTCCTGCTCCAGGTCGGTCCGCTCGATACCAAAGACTGGATGAACCACACGTCCGTCAGCAAGTCGGCCGTGAAGTTCGATCGCGAAGTGACCGGCCCTCTCACGCGCTGGAAGCTGGTCGACGTCAACGAGTCTGGCGTCTTCTGCATCGCGCAGGCCGGCCGCGACTTCCTCGACGAGCGCGAGCCTGAGCCGGCCGAGCAGGAGGCTGTCAGCGGCCGCTACGTTCACCCGATCCAACAGCTGTCGGCACGTCATCGTCCCCAGCGCCCCCTGCGCCCTGGCGCCTTCGACTATCGGGACATTCCATCCCGCTGCGCGAACGTCAGCGTGCCGTACAAAAGCAGCATCAAAGCGGAGAACTGATGAGCAGTAAGGAACAAGTCGTCTTGCAAATGCTCGAGTACGGGCTGCCGACGCTGCCCGCAAACCACCCGATCATGAACGGCAAGTTCCAGCGCTTCGGGCCGCAGAAGAAGTGCTGGTACATCCTGCGCGAGCTGACTCTGGCATCGGGCTCCACTGTCGTCACCGGTGCGTTCGGACGCTTCCAGGGCGAGAACCGCAACACGGTGCCGGTGAAGATCGACACCTCGAGCATGACCGATGAGGACCGGGCCGAGTACACCCGGAAGCAACGTGCTGCCGAGAAGGCCGAGGAAGAGAAGCGCGAGCAGGCCGCACGCCTGGCAGCAGGCCGCGCCCGCGACCAGTGGCGCAAGGCCGAGGGCATCCCGCTCGTGCATCCGTACCTCACGCGCAAGCAGGTACCGGCCGAAGGGCTGCGTGTCGGGCTCGACGGTCGGCTTCTTATTCCCCTGGTGCGCGGCGGCCAGCTGCTCGGCCTGCAGAAGATCGACGCGGCCGGTGAAAAGATGCTCAACAAGGGCATGGACGCGATTGGCGTCGCGCATGTGCTCGGCAACCTGGCCGGCGCCCCGATCATCGCGGTCGGTGAGGGCTACGCGACCTGCGCCAGCGCCCGCCTGTCCCTCGCCCCTGGCTACGATCTCCCGGTCGTTGTCGCTCTCAACGCCGGCAACCTGATCCACGTCGCCAAGGCACTGCGTCAGCGTTATCCGCACGCACACCTGCTGCTGCTGGCCGACGACGACTACCTGCTGGTCGAGCGTTACGTCGAGTGTCTGCTGGAAGAGTTCAAGGTGTCCATCGAGGTGCCGATCGACGGCGCAACCCATCGCGTCACTGCCGATGATGGTGAGCAGGTTGAGGTGATGGCGCGGTGGCGTGCTGATGCCCAAGGTATTCGGTACATCGAGGCCGACGTCCGCAAGGGCCGCGTCGTTCGCACGCCCACGTTCACGAATGCCGGCGTCGCCAGCTGCCATGCAGCGGCTGCGGCCGTTGGCAACGCCTCGGTGGCCACGCCGCTGTTCGCGATCGACAGGGCAGGGCGCAAGATCACGGATTGGAACGACCTCCACATCGAAGAAGGGCTGGACAAAGTCGCGGCGCAACTGGGGGCGTTCCTCCTCGCTGCGCAGCAGCGCAATACCGATTCTCCCGTCGAGCCCACGCAAGCGGCCGAGGGCGCCGGCGACGCCGACCCGCTGTACGACCAGGCAGTGACAGTAGTGTTGCAGCATCGCCGCGCGTCGATCTCCCTGGTGCAGCGTCACCTGCGTGTCGGGTACAACCGCGCCGCTCGCCTGCTCGAGCAGATGGAGCAGGCCGGAGTCGTGTCCGCGATGCTGTCGAACGGCGACCGTGAGCTCCTGGCGCCGGCGACAGCCGGTGCCTCCCTTTCCCTCGCTGCGCAGCAGCGCAATACCGAGTCCACCGCATCCAACCCCGCGCAAGCGGCCGAGGCAGTGCAGCAGCCTGCGAACGTCCTCCCCTTCGCTGCGAAGCAGCGCAATATCGATTCTCCCCCTTCCCCCCACGCGGAAGCGGCCGACGTGCAGTCGCCTGCGTCCCCCGCTCCCCCCGCTGCGGAGCAGCCGCGCGCAAGCGCGAATGAGGATGTGCCGCCGAATTTTGACGAGAGATTTGGTGAGAATGCGCCGCAAGGACGGAGCCCTGCCGGCGGCGCTTCGCGCGCGGGGGCGGGGGACGGTGGCGATGAGGACGACCAGGGCGAGAAGAAGCAGAAGGAAAAGCCCAAGAAGGTGTACGGGCGCGATCACTGGGACAAGGTCGACGATGTGCTGGAGAACTTCATCCTGGTGTACGGCGAGGACATGGTCTGGGACTGCCGGCATCGCATGCTGATGCGCCTTGCCGCCATGCGCACGATCGTGGCCAACAGTGACGTGATGAAGTTCTGGAGCGGCGACGCCCGCAAGTGGGTGCTCAAGAAAAACATCGTGTTCGACCCGAAGGAAACGCCGTCGCCGGCCGAGAGCGGCCCTACCGCCACGGTCAACCTGTTCAACGGCTGGCAGATGAGGCCCAAGAAGGGCAACTGCCTCCTGATTCGGACGCTGCTCGCGCACCTGTGCAACGGCGACGAGGAGCTGGAGACGTGGATCCTGCGCTGGCTGGCGTACCCGCTGCGGAACCCGGGCGCCAAGATGCCGACCTCGATCATCATGCACGGCGACGAGGGATCGGGCAAAAACTTCTTCTTCGAGCGCGTGGTGAAGCCGATCTACGGCGACTACGGCTACGTGATCGGCAACGACCAGCTGGAGTCGAAGTTCAACGACTGGGCCAGCATGAAGCTGTTCATGGTGGCGGACGAGGTGGTGACCAGGGCGGAACTCAAGCAGATGAAGGGCAAGCTCAAGGGCCTGATCAGTGGCGAGACCGTCATCGTCAATCCGAAGGGCATGCCTGAGCACGTCGAGAAGAACCAGATGAATTTTGTGTTCCTCTCCAACGAGCTGCAGCCGCTGGCCCTGGACAAGACCGACCGCCGCTACCTGGTCGTGTGGACGCCGCCGGCGCTCGGCCGCGAGTTCTATGAAAGCGTCGGCGCCGAGATCGCGCAGGGCGGTATCGAGGCGTTTTACCACTTCCTGATGTACGAGCTGGACATGGGTGATTTCAACGCCCACACGAAGCCGATCTACAACGACGCCAAGGATAGCCTGATCGAAAAGAGCCTGGCGCCGGCCGAGAGGTTCTATCGCGAGTGGTCGCGCGGCTTTCTGCCGCTGCCGTTTATCACTGTCAGCGTCAACCAGCTGTACGACGCCTTCAAGGTGTGGTGTGCCCGATCGGGCGAGCCGATGTACACGTCCATGACTGCCTTCAGCCCGATGGTCGCGCGCTACGCCGGCGACGCCATGCGCAAGCACCTCATCAAGTATGACCTGGGCAGCAAGGTGAAGCAGCGCATGGTGTTCCTCGTCGGCGACCAGCCGCCGGGCAAGTCCCTGGCCGAATGGGCCGAAGGATCGAGCGCCCTTTTCGAGTCAGAGCTGCGGGCTTATCGCAGCCGATATGGAGCCAATGTGGATGGTGAGCATTAACACAGCGACAAAGCCTTCATATGCAGGAAGCCCGTAGATAAAGGGTTTGTGAACGGTGTGAATGGTGTGAACGGTGTTCCCTCATGTGCGTGTGCGCGTGAAAAGCTGGGCAAAACAGAGGGAATAAAGGAAACGATTAGGCCGCTCTCTGCCAATTAACTATTCATACCCTTCACATCATTAACAAAGGTAAAAAAAACAAAGAGATAGAGATGTTAAGGGTAGGTGAACGATGTGAACGGTATGTGAACAGGCAATTTTTCGATGGGAGACGGTAGATGGCGAAAGGTGGGATGAGGGAAAAGATGCCGACAGTCGCTGCGTGGATCGACAAGCTGCGCGACGCCTTCGGTGCCGAAGAGATTGATGCGCAGATCAGGAAGGGCATGCGCGGCGAGCCAGTGTTTTTCGCAAGCGAGAACGGGTTCACAGTCGGCACCCCGAGCCCCCCTCGAGTCAGGGTGCAGTGGGACGAGCGAGGCCTGCCTTACGTCATCGAGCCGGGCCAGCAGCAAAGCACGAAGGGATGAGCGCCATAGAGCGCTGGGAAAACTGGAAGGGTGAAAGGGGTTTAACGATGGGAGCAGGGTTGGAAATGGAAGCGATTTTTGGAAGTACTGGCCAGGCCGTGCACGTGGCCTTCGTGGTGATGAGCCAGCCGGCGATGCAGGACGCGCCGATGCGCAAGGCGCTGATCCGCGTGCTGGAATCGATCAGGCTTGAGGACAAGCAGCGCGCCTGGCTCGACCAGCTGCGCGGCCAGCCGTCCGAGTCGGTCAACTTCGGTGGCCTGAGCGGTGACGAGGTGCGCGCGCAGTGCGCGATGATCACCCAAGCCGTCAAGCACCTGCCGAAGCCGGAGATGTGGACGCTGCAGGCGAAGTACGGCCACGTCGAGTTCGAGGACATCGCACCGGCGGATCTCACGGGCGAGCAGCTGGCCGACGCCTTCGACCGCGCGACCAAGCAGGTCGAGGCGGCGACGGCAAAGATGCGCCAGGCGCGGGTTGCGCTCGAGGCGTCGCGGGAGCAGTATCTGGCAAGCCAGGGCCGCATCACCAGTGCAGACGTGGAGGCTACGATCCGCAACCAGTACGAGGCCGCGCGCGACGATGTGCGCGATGCTGGTGGCGAACTGGCGCGAGCCGAGGCGGCAGCCCGAACCGTGCAGATCGCGATCGACCGCGCCAAGGGCGGAGTGACGGACAGCGGCCGACCTACCGGTGGGCAGTCCCGTCGCTTCGCTTTCTCGGCCGAACGAATCGAGGCCATCAAGGGCCTGTCCGATTGGCTCCGGCCGCAGTTCCCGCGCATCAAGCCTCTCGCCCTGGATTGCATGCTGGGCCGGCTGTTCGCCAACCATGCAAAGGTCGGCGTCACGTTCCGCGACCTAGCCAATTCGTTCGGCGGCAACCCGATGCTCTACCAGCGCGCGTCGTTTAAGATGAGCAACAAGCTGCGCGAGCTCGAGGACATGGCGATCAAGCGTCTGGAAGAGCGGCTCGTCAATGATGGTGTTGCATTGCCGACAGAAATTGATTGACGGCATTGTTACAGCACATGTATATTTTCGCCATTCTCGAAGCAATTACGCCTTGAGCCCGAATTCAAGCAAAAGCCCTGTCCGGTGAACGCCCGACAGGGCTTTTGCTTTCCAGCGTCTCCTCGGCGCCACCCCTGGCGCCTTTGCCGGTCCGTGCCGGTGCTTTTTATTCTCAACGACGAAAGGTGGTGATCCTGTCTCGATCCGCTACAAAGCGGGGGATACAACGCATCGTTCGTTTGCCTGGTTCGCCAGGCTTTTTTATTCGTGTAGACGTCTGCACAAGGGTGAGGTGATGGCGAAGGTACACGTTCAGGGCTTGCCGGAGCTGCTCCGCAACATGAGCGACGTGCAGCGCAAGCATGCCCCGTTCGCAGTCGCGATGGCCCTGACGAAAACAGCGCAGAGGGCGCAAGCAGGTGTGCTGGACGTGATGCGCCAACGGTTCGACCGGCCCACTCCGTACACGCTCAACAGCCTGCGCGTCGTGCCTGCGAAGAAGTCCGACACGCAGCCCTTTGCGAAGGTGTACTTCAAGGACGATGCTTTCAAGGGGACACCTGCGAGCAAGTTTCTCACGCCTGAGGTCTACGGCGGCGCCCGGGGTGCAAAGCGCTTCGAGAGGGCGCTCATCGGCAAAGGGCTCATGCGTAGTGGTCAGTTCGCGGTCCCGGCCTCGGGTGCGCAGCTCGATGCGTACGGTAACGTCAGGCGTGCACAGATCGTCCAGATCCTATCGGCGCTGCGTGCGTTCGGCGAGCAGGGCTACATGGCCAACCGCACGAACAGCAAGCGCAGCCAACGCAAGGGCAGGGCGGCGCAATACTTCGTCGCCACGATGGACGGTGTCGAAGGCATTTGGCAGCGCAAACAGTTCGGGCATGGCGAGGGCATCCGGCCCGTCTTCGTGTTCACTGGCGGCGCACCGCACTATCGTGTGCGCGTGCCCTTCGACAAGATCGTCGAGAACGTCGCCCGCGCTCGATTCGTCGGCGAGTTCAAGTCCGCGATGGACTATGCGCTGCAGAGAGCAGCGACCCCGCGGAAGTAGCGATTCCTCGGGCTCGGCCGATTGTCCTTCCGCGCGAAAGCGCATAACAGCAAGACCAACCAGAAAGTTGAGCCATGAGCACGACAACCATCAAGTACTTCGCCTTCGCCCATCTGCCGGCGCACCTGCAGCTTGTCAGCAAGCCGATTGGCGAGCTGGCCCACCAGTTCGAGCAGCAGCTGCCTGACGGTCCCGAGAAATCGACCGGCATGCGCAAGCTGCTGGAGGCGAAGGACTGCTTTGTGCGCGCTGCCCTCGAGGCGCCGAAGCAGGCTGCAGCCGGTGCCCTGCAGCCGCATCAGCAGCGCGTCGTCGACGAGAAGCGCGACCTGGACGAGAAGCTGGAGAAGCTCGTCGCCTTCACGCGCTCCCCGACTTTCGCCGACCTCGACAGTGGCGAGCGCAACCGCCTCGACCAGCAGGCCGCCACGATGGCGATGTACTCCGACATCCTCGGTGATCGCATCGCCGCCTTCTCGCCGGCCGGCGAGGGCACCGCAGCCTGACGGTCCACAGCCCGGCCGTCTAGGCCAGCCCCGCCCCGCCTGCGGTCCTCGCCAGCCCGGGCAGCCTCCCGAATTTCCAGGGTCCTTCCCGGGGGTGTCGGTTGACGGGTAATTCGAGCCACGACATTCGTGTCGTCACAAACTTTTAAAGGGGTAGTCACCCGGTAGTCAGTAGTCAGTAGTCAGCATAAGGGTAGTCACATGGCTTTGATGGGATACCGCGAATACTCGCGGCACGCGGGCGTCACGCTGCGCGCAGTGCAAAAGGCGATCGAGGCCGGCCACATCAAAGTCCAGGAAGGCAAGAAGATCGACTCCGACCAGGCGGACCGCGACTGGCGCAACAGCGGCGAGATCCAGCGCAGCATCGTCAGCATCACGGAGACGGAGAGGCGCCCCGCGCCCTCGGCTGCTGTTCGCAACGGTGGTGCCCGGGGCGACGGGGACCTGGTCGATGATGACCCCGCCGAGGGGGAGGGAGATGCTACGACTCGCGAATACCGCGCGCACCGCGCCGATCGCGAGAAGTACAGCGCGCTGAAGCAGAAGCTCGAATACGAGCAGCTGGCCGGCGAGCTGATCCCTGTCGAGGACGCCAAGCGCATTGCGTCGACCACCTTCCGCGGCATCCGCGATTCGGTCCTCAACGTGCCGGCGCGCTTGAAGGACCAGCTGGCGGCGCTCGACGATCCGCACGCGTGCGAGCGCCTGGTGGAGTCGGCCCTCGCGGCGGCGCTGGCCAGCATCGACATCGGCAAACTGCTGCAGGAACAGGACGACTAGATGGGTGCCGTCGACGAATTCATCCGCTCGATCACGGAAGCGATCCGGCCCGACAGCCGGATACCGATCGCGGAGTGGGCGGAAACCTACCGCGTGCTGCCGCCGGACACGCCGGAGCCGGGACCGTGGCGCAACAGCCGGACCCCGTACCTCATCGGCATCATGGACGCGCTGTCGCCCGACAGCCCGTATCGCGAGGTCTACCTGAAGAAGGGCCACCAGCTCGGCGGCTCTGCCCTGGGCGAGAACTTCATCGGCCACGCGATCACCTCGGCGGCCGGCAACATCCTGGCCGTGTTCGCGACCCTTGAGGACGCCGAGAAGTGGGAGCTCTCTCGCTTCGAGCCCATGCGGCTCTCGACGGGAGAACTGAAGAAGCGGATCCGCGACGCGAACGTCAAGGGGTCCGACAACACGAAGCGCCGCAAGAAGTTCCCCGGCGGCTTCATGCAGCTGATCGGTGCGAACCGGCCTGGAGGCCTGAAGTCCTCGACGATGCGCTACGTGTTGCTCGAGGAGATGGACGAGTACGCCGGCGACATCGGCAACCAGGGCAGCCCGGAGACCCTGGCAAAAAAGCGGACGTCGAACTTTGGCCGCAAGGCGCGGATCTTCGGCAACAGCACGCCGACGATCGTCGGCGCCTCGCCGATCGACCGCAACTACCTCCGGGGCGACCAGCAGAAGTACATGGTCGCCTGCCCGTGCTGCGGCACGCGTCAGTTCTTCAAGTGGTCGCAGATGAAGTGGCCGGAGGGCGAGCCTGAGAAGGTCCGCTACCTCTGCAACGACTGCGGCGTGCTCAGCACCGAAGCCGAATGGAAGACGCGTGGCTACGAGGGCGCGTACTGGCAGCCGACCGCCAAGGGCGAGCCTGGCGTGGCCAGCTTCCACTTGCCGTCATTGTATGCGCCGCTCGGATGGCGCCCGTGGGCCGAGCTGGCAGGCGACTGGATCGCTGCGCAGAAGGACCCTGTATTACTGAAGGCCTTCATCAACAATGAACTGGCCGAATGCTGGGAGGACTTGAGCGGCCAGGTGAAGGGTGCTGAGATCGCGAAGCGCCGCGAGACCTTCCAGCTGCGCACGATCCCGCAGGGGTGTCTTGCCCTGGTCATGTCGGTCGACGTTCAGGGCAACCGCCTGGAGTACCAGATCCTGGGCTGCGGCCGCAACAAGAAGCACTGGGTCATCGACTACGGGATCATCGACGGTGACCCGGCCAAGGATGATGTGTGGGCCCGCCTGACGACACTGCGCGAGCGTCCGCTGGTGAACAGCTTCGGCGTCCCGATGCGTGTGCAGACGTGTGCAATCGACTCCGGTGGCCACCATACGCACGAGGTGTACCTGTACGCTAGGCTGTACCGGCATGCAGGCGTGTTTGCCATCAAGGGCCAAGGCGCCGCCAGCAAGCCGATCATCGGCCGGCCGGTGACGATGGATGTGAACCACAAGGGGCGGACGATTAAGGGCGGCGTGCAGCTCTGGCATGTGGGCACGCACACGGCGAAGCAGCTGCTGTTCGGCTACATCGCCTCCGACGAAGAGGCAGTGCCGGCGGACCGCTTCATCCGCTTCCCTGCAGGCCTCGCCGACGACTACTTCGAGCAGCTGACCGCCGAGGTGTATGACGCCGGAAAGAACGACTACCGCAAGCTGCCCGGCCGCCGCAATGAAGTCATCGACCTGTTCGTGTACGGCTTCGCGGCAGCGTATCACCCACTGCTGCGCCTGGACACAATGCGGGATTCCGACTGGGCCCAGCTGGAGAGCGTGGTCGAGCCGGTCAACGGTGACCTGTTCAGGCAACCGCTGCCAAGCCCGGATGGGCCGGCACCTGCGACTGAGGCGGAAGCGTCGCCAGTAGCGGACGCGGAACTGCTACCGGCGACCGTAGCTCCACCACCGCCGAGCGTACCGCCGACGCAACCTCAACAACCGCCCGAAGACGACTGGCTCTCGGGCACTGATAATTGGCTGGATTGACCATGGCATTTTCACTCACTCAACTTAACGCGCTCGAGGCCGCGATGGCATCCGGCCAGCTGTCGGTCAACTACGACGGCAAGAGCATCACCTACCGCAGCGTGGGCGAGCTGGTCCAGGCGCGCAATATCGTGCGCTCCGAACTGATCGCGGCCGGCCAGCTCCGCGAGGCGCCGCGGTCTAACCGTGGCCCAGCGTCGCTGGCCACCTTCAGCCGAGACTGACATGAACCTTATCGATGAACTGGTCAGTTTCTTCGACCCGCTAGCCGGCGTCCGGCGTGCGCAGGCACGGATGGCGCTCGAGCACGTGCGCGGTTACGACGCCGCCAAGGTCGGGCGCCGCACGAGCGGCTGGGTTGCGGGCAGCGGTAGTGCCAACGTCGAGATCGGGCCGGCGTTGACGCGAGTGCGGAATCGCTGCCGCGACGTGGTCCGTAATAACGAGTACGCGACCCGTGCCCTTGATAGCCTGGTGAGCAATACGGTTGGCGACGGCATCACAGCGAAAGCGGCCGACCAGGTGCTGTGGAACGACTGGTGCGAGTATTGCGATGCGGATGGGCAGCTCGACTTCGCCGGCCTGATCGAGCTTGCTGTTCGCACCCGACGCGAGAGCGGCGAGGTGCTGATTCGCTTCCGGCAGCGCATGCCCGAGGATGGGCTGGCTGTCCCCCTGCAGCTGCAGGTGCTGGAGCCGGACCATATCGACAACACGAAGAACGGCCCGCTCGGTAACGGCAACTTCGCGATCACCGGAGTCGAGTACAACCTGATCGGCCAGCGGGTCGCCTACTGGCTCTACCCGGTACACCCGGGTGAGGTGGCGACCTTCCGGCTGAATTCGTTGGAGAGCAAGCGCGTGCCGGCCTCCGAGGTGCTGCACTACTACCGCAAGCGCAGGCCCACTCAGGTGCGCGGCATGCCCGAGCTCGCGGTGTCGCTGCTGCGCATGCGGGACCTGGCCGACTATGAGCAGGCGGAGCTGGTGCGCAAGAAGATCGAGGCCTGCTTCGTCGCCTTCGTTCGCACGGACAACGCGACCGCACGCCTGGGGGCAACCAGCGAGGAGCCGAAGGCACAAGTGCAAGAGAAGGTTGCGCCCGGGATGATCAAGTATCTGTCGAACGCCGAGAGCGTGGACTTCGGCAACCCGTCTTCGAGCGGAGGCTTCGGCGAATACACCAGGACGCAGCTGCAAGCCATTGCCGCCGGCGCCGGCGTCATGTATTCGCAGATGACCGGCGACCTCTCCAGCTTCAACTACAGCAGCTACAGGGCCGGCCTGGTGGAGTTTCGCCAGATGGTCAAGGCCGAGCAATGGCTCGCGCTGAAGCCGATGGTGCTGGCACCGATCGCGCGCCGCTTCCAGCAGGTGGCCCTGCTAGCCGGGCAGACGAAGAAGCCGGTCCAGCCCTTCATCTGGAACATGCCGAAGCTGCAGTGGGTCGATCCGCTCAAGGATGTGATGGCCGAGAAGGAAGCGATCCGCGGCGGCCTGAAGTCATTGTCAGCCTCGATCAGGGAAGGCGGCGACGATCCCGACCAGGTGCGGGCAGAGATCGCCGCTGAGCGCGAACAACTCAAGAAACTGGGCATTGTCGTGGACTCGGATGCCGCGGTTTCCGGCAAGCTCATCGATGCCGCGACCACGGCAAAGATCATCGGCGCCGACTGAAGCCGCTTTCATCCACCAGCCCCGCAGGCTCACGCCTAGCGGGGCATTTTTTTGAGGTAAGCAATGCCGCAACCTAACGAACAGCAGCAGATCCAGCAGCTGCCGATGATGTCGCGCGAGGCGCCGGTGACGGCGGTGAACGCCGATACCCGCACGGTCGACCTGGTGTGGAGTACCGGCGCCGGCGTCCTGCGCTACGACTGGTACGCCGAACGCTACTACAACGAAGTGCTGAGCATGGACCCGGCTCACGTGCGCATGGGCCGCATGGCGTCGGGCCGCGCACCGCTGCTCAACACGCACAGCCGCTGGGATCTCAGCAGCGTCCTGGGCGTGATCCGCACGGCCGAGCTGCAGGATGGCCAGGGCGTCGCCTCGGCGGAGTTCTCCAAGCGCGCGGACGTCGAGCCGTACTACCAGGACGTGGTCGACAAGATCATCGGCAACGTCTCGGTCGGTTACACCGTGCATGCCTTCGAGCGCATCCCGCCGACCAACCCGGGCGACCTCTGGACCTATATGGCCGTCGACTGGGAGCCGACCGAGGCATCGCTCGTGCCGATCGGCGCTGACGCCGATGCCGGCGTGCGCAGCATCGACCAGCCGCCGCCGAAGATGCCCGAAGGGCGTCTCAGCCCGTGCAAATTCACCACCCGCAGTATCGATTCCAACCACCCGCCGGCAGCCGCCGGCACCACATCCCGAAAGGAAAACACCATGCCCGGTGAAACCACCACCACGGCGGCGCCGAATCCGGCCGCTCCGCAGATCGACCAGCGCGCGCTCGACCAGGCGCGTGCCGAAGGCGCCCGCGCCGAATCCGAACGTCAGGCCGGCATCCGCGAAGCCGTCCGCCTGGGCGGTCTGGACGCGGCCTACGCCGACCAGCTGATCGCCCGCTCGGACATGACCCCGGCGGACGCAGGCCTGGCCGTGCTGCGCGAGAAGGCCAAGCGCGACGCCGCAAACCCGACCCGCAGCGCCGCCGACATCCGCACCGTCTCGGACGAGACCGACATGCGCCGCACCGCGATCAGCGATGCGATCTCGCTGCGCTGCAACCCGAACGGCGAAGTGCGCAAGCACGCAGCCCGCGTCGAGGCAGCGCGCCAGTACCGCGGCTTCAACCTGATCGACATGGCGCGTGCCAGCATCGAAGCAGCTGGCGGCAGCACGCGCGGCCTGAATCGCCGCGAGATCGCGGTCCTGGCCCTGAACCTGGACCACGATATGCGTGGCCGTGCGGGCATGTCGTCCACCTCGGATTTCCCGGAGATCCTGGCCGGCACTGTGAATCGCACCCTGCGCGCGGCCTACCTGCAGCAGTCCCGCACCTTCACGGCCTGGGCCCGCCAGACCACGGCGCCGGACTTCCGCCAGGTGGCGCGCACCCAGCTGTCGGAATCGTCCGCCTTCAAGAAGATCGGTGAAGGTGGCGAGTACAAGGCGCTGACCTTCGGTGACGGTGCTGAGAAATATGCGCTGTCGAAGTTCGGCGGCATCGTGTCGATCACCTGGGAGTCGATCGTCAACGACGACCTGGGCGCGTTCGACCGCATCCCGTTCGCGCTGGCAGCTGAAGCCGCCGCGCTGGAAGGTGACATCGTGTACGGTCTGCTGACCGGTGCGCACAAGATGTCGGACGGAAAGGAGCTGTTCCACGCTGCGCACGCCAACCTGGCTCCGGCGGGCGCCGCGATCGACGAGATCGCTCTGGGCGAGGCACGTGCGGCGATGCGTAAGCAGAAGGGCATGAAGAATCGCGTGCTCAACCTGACCCCTTCGTTCCTGATCGTCGGCCCGGACAACGAGACTGCGGCGAACAAGTACACCTCGGCGTCGTTCGTCGCAGCCAAGGCCGGGGACGTGAACCCGAACTACAACACCTCCCTCGAGGTGGTCACCGAGGCGCGCATCGAAGGCAAGCAGTGGTTCATGTCCGCCGCGCCCGACATGGTCGACACGATCGAATACGCCTACCTGGAAGGCGAGGACGGCCTGTACACCGAACAGCGTCAGGGCTTCGAGGTCGACGGCCTGCAGATCAAGGCACGTCACGCCTTCGCCGCGGCGCCGATCGACTGGCGCGGCCTGTGGAAGAACCCGGGCGCGGCATAAGCCCTGGCTTCTTCAAGGTAACACCGGCGCCGCCTGCGGGCGGCGCTTCCATTTCAACTCTCTCTCCTGAAAGGGGTATCGCATGCAAAACTTCATCCAGAAAGGCCACACGCTGACGCTCGTGGCCGCCGCCGCACTGCTGGCCGGCCAGGCACAGCTGACGGGCAAGATTTTCGGCGTGGCGGTCAACGACGTCGCTGCCGGCGACTCCGGCGAATTCGAGACGGCTGGCGTGTTCGAGCTGCCGGCGCTGGCGACCGATGTCGCCGCCCAAGGCGCAATCCTGTACTGGGATGCGGCAAACCACCGCCTCACCACTACGGCTGCCGGCAACACCCGGGTGGGCGTCGCCACCGAGGCCAAAGCCAACGGCGCGGCCACGGCGATGATCAAGATCGACGCCGTCATCGCCTAAGCGCGCATATGGGATTCGATGCTTCTGTGTTCTGGCCGGCCTTCAAGGCGGCCGGCATGGTGGACGTAGCGGTCCACCAGCCACCCAACGGCGTCGCCGTGGCGTTCGATGTCGGCTTCAAACGTCCTGACCAGGTGGTGCTCGACGGGATGGTGCACAGCACCGACTACAGCATCGAGTACCAGGCCACTGACGTCACCCTGCAGCGCGGCGACGTTGTGCGGATCGACGGCGTCGACTACAAGGTCCGGCTGAAACCGGAGGCGAAGGGCGACGGTACGTTTTACGTCGCCTCGCTCGAGGTGATGAAGCCATGACCCTGCGCGAGAGTTACATCCAAGGGCTGATGGCCCTGCTCGCGGCCACGCCGGCGTTTCCGGCCGGCGTGACCCGTTCGATGTCCGTGGCGTTCGGCCTGGACGAAAGCCCGATGGTGATCGTCCACCGCGGCGCCGAGGACCTCGAGAACAGCCTGGGCGACGACACCGAGCGACACTGCGAGATCCTGATCAGCGTCGTCTCGCGGGGCGATGAACCCGATCGGGAGGCGGACGAGGTCATGGAGGTAGCACACCCGGTAATCATGGGCTTCAGCGCACCAGGCCTCTACCTGGTCGAGGAGGCCGGGACGAACGCCCCGGCGTTCGCCGGCGCAGACGGCAACGCCTGCATGGTCACTACCCGCTACAGGCTTCACTACACCACATCCCGGCTCAGTCTCAGCGCCTGAGCCCTGCAGCTTCACTCATACCGCGCAAGCGGCTTCAATTTTTGGAGGAATTACATGTCCGGAATTTCCGCACAAGGCAGCACGCTGGAGATCGGCACCGGCAACGGCGCGGCGAAGAACATCACCGCCATCACCGTTGGCTTCCCGGCCGTCTTCACCAGTGCAGCCCACGGCTTCACCAATGGCACCGTCCTCAAGCTCGCTGGCATTGGCGGCACGATGGCAGCGCTGAATGGCAGCGAGCATGTCGTCGCGAATGCGACGGCCGACACCTTTGCCCTCCTGGACGTCAACACGCTCGGCCTCGTGTTCGGTGCGGGCGGCACGGCAACGCCGAAGGCCTACACCAAGATCAACGGCCTGCTGTCGTTTGACGGCTTCGATGGCGCAGCATCCGACATCGACTCGACGGACCTGGACAGCCAGGCGATGGAGTACATCAGCGGCCTGCGCGACGAAGGTAAGTTCGGCTTCGAGACCAAGGTGCTGGCGGCCGATAACGGGCAGATTGCCCTGCGTGCAGCGCGTACCAGCGGCGCCGTGGTCGACATGAAGCTGTCGCTGCCGGACGGCACTGTCGCCAGCTTCAAGGCCTTGGTCAAGTCGATTCCTAGCTCGGGCGGCGTGAATGCCCTGTTGAAGGGCAAGGTCGACACCAAGATCAGCGGTCCTGTGGTGTGGAGCTGACCATGCGCCTGCTCTCGAAATCGGCCATCCTCGGCGCCGAAGACCTGAAGCACGAGGACGTTCCGGTGCCGCAGTGGGGCGGCACCGTGCGCGTGCGCGTCATGAATGGCATCGAGCGCGACGAGTTCCGTGCAGCGCTTGCAGCTGCAGGCGATACGGTCCCGGTCGGCAAGTTCTCGGCGGCCCTGCTCGCGGCCACCTGCATCGACGAGAGCGGCGCCCGGCTGTTCACGATGGAAGACGTCGAGGCCCTGCAGGCCAAGAGCGCTGCCTCGCTGGATGCGCCGGCCGCCGTTGCCATGCGTCTGAACGGCCTTGGTGGGACCGCGGTCGAGGACGCCGCAAAAAACTCCGCGAGCGGCCAGAGCGGAGATTCTGGTTCCGCCTAGCGAAGGAGCTGGGCATGAGCGTCCGCCAGGCGCAGCTGCAGATCAGCTCGACCGAGTTCACCGAATGGATGGCGTTCTACGAGCTCGAGCCGTTCGGCGACATCATCGCCGACCTGCGGCACGGGACTGCGGCTGCGCTCCTGGCGAACATCAACCGCGACAGCAAGGCGCGGCCGGAGCAGTACACGGCCGAGGACTTCATCTTCTGGCGCCGCGAGGACCAGGTGCAAGAAGATGCGGCACCCGTCCTGCTGGACGATCCTGTCGCCCAGTCGAACCTCCTGCGCGCTGCGCTGTTTGGGCTGCCTCCAAAATAGTTGTGGCATCATTCCTCCCGTCAACATTTAAGGGAGGAATGATGAAGGCAGCGATTCTAGCGTGCGTTCTGGCGATAGCGGCTGTTGGCTGCACGACAACAAGCGGCGTGCAGGTCCAACAGTCACAGCTGTCGAGTTTCCAGAAGGGCGTCACGACCGACGAGGATGTCATCAGGGCGCTTGGAGCGCCGACCATGTCTAGTGCGACATCAGAAGGTGAGCGGACGCTGGTTTACTCGTTCGCGCAATATAAGGCGTTCGCCGCTAGCGGGAACATGAAAGCCAATTCGGTGGTCCTGACCTTCGACAAAAACCGGAAGCTGGTGTCGTACAGCGCGTCCGACATGAACTTTAACAGCGGAGCCGTGACAGTAGGACAGCCTCGGCAGTAATACAGCACAGCGCGCAGGACGCGCGCCACCGTGAACAACAGAGAGCTCGCCCCTGGCGGGCTCTTTTTTTTGGATAACAGAATGGCAAATCTCGGCTCGCTCATCGTTACGCTGGAAGCGAACGTCTCGAAGTTCGTCGGCGACATGAAAAAGTCCAGTGAGGACACTGAGAAGGCGATGAAGCGCATCGAGGGTGCGGTCGAGCTGGGCAAGACCGCGCTCGAGGCGTTGGGCGTCGGGTTGACGATCGGCGCTTTTGCCGAGCTGATCAAGGGCACGATCGATGCGGCCGACGAGCTGCGCGACATGTCGCAGAAGACTGGCGTCGCCGTCGAGACGTTGAACGGGCTCGGCTCCGCAGCTGGCCAGGCTGGCGGCAACCTGGAAAAGATCGCTGCCGGCGCTACCAAGCTGAACAAGACGGTTGCGGAAGCATCGCGTGGCAACCGCGACCTGATGGAACCGTTCTCCAAACTCGGCATTTCCGTTAAGGATGCAACAGGCCAGCTCAAGACGGCCGACGTCCTGATTGCCGAACTGGCGGACAGGTTCAGCCAGTACGCGGACGGGCCTGAGAAGACCGCGATCGCGCTACGCATCTTCGAGGACGCCGGCGCCGACATGATCCCGCTGCTGAATGACGGCGGGAAGGCGCTGCGCGAGAACATCGAATACGCGAAGCAATACAGCGGCACGACGGAGGAGCTGGCCAACGCGGCCGACAACTTCAACGATACGATGGGCAAGCTGACCGTCCAGCAGAAGGGGTTCTACAACGCGATTGCATCCGCCGTGCTGCCGGTTCTTCAGACCGTGGCCGATGAGATGCTGGATGCCGCCGAGAATTCGGACAAGTTCTCCCTGGCGGGCGAGGTGGTCCGCACCATCCTCGAGACGTTCGTTGTGGTCGGCTCGGAGGTGGGCTTCACCTTCAAGGCCGTCGGTACCGAGATTGGCGGCATCGCCGCCCAGCTGGCCGCGCTTGCACACGCCGACTTCAAAGGCTTCAATGCGATTAGCGAGGCGATGAAGGCCGACGCCGAGAAGGCGCGCAAGGAACACGACGAATTCATCAAGAAGGTGCTGGACCGGACGCCCAAGCCGGCGGAGAAGCCGGCAGAGGACCCGGGCGCCAACAAGCCGAAGCCGCGTGCGCCGAAGATCCGCGGCAGCGGCGACGACCCGACGAAGACGCTGCTGGACGGCCGGCTCAAGGCGATCGAGGCGGCCTACGCGAAGGAGCGGGATACCGCGTCGTACCAGGACCAGTTCATGCAGGAGCTGCGCAGCCAGGAAATCGTGGATGTGCAGACGTATGCACAGTACAAGATCGCTGCGATCGAGCAGGCGCGGGACGCCGCTGTGCGTGCCTACGACGCCGAGATTGCCGCCCTGCAGAAGGCGAAAGCAGCAGCCAGCAAGGAATCCGAGAAGGCCGAGCTGGCGAACCAGATCAACGAAAAGGTCGCGCTGCGCGACAAGGCCCGGACCGACGCATCCCGGGCGCTGGAGATGCAGACGCTGAGCATGGGCGCTGCCCAGTCCGGTCTCAACAAGACCATGCGCGACTGGAACCGCGAACAGGGCCTAGCGGAGGACCAGCTCAAGTTCAACAACGACCTGTACGGGAAGTCGGCGCTCGAGGTCGCGAAGCTGACCGAGGCGCGGCGCCTCGAGCTGGACATCGAGGAGAAGATCCGGCAGGCCAAGGAAAAAGGGACGATCACCGAAGAGTCGATCGTGCAGTACCGCAAGGACGCCGCCGACCACGCCGAGCGCGTCAACAAGCTGCAGACGCAGGGCATCGGCAATCAGGTCGCCCAGCAGCTGCAGACGCCGGCCGAGGCCGAACGGCAGCTGCACGAGAACCGGCTGAAGGACCTGAAGTCCTTCCAGGAGCTGTCCCTCGAAAACACCATCGAAGGCAACCGGCTGATTGAGGAAGAAAATCGCCGGCACAACGAGACGATGGCGAACATGCAGCTGTCGGCAGCACAGAACATCCTCGGCATCGCCGAGTCGTCGGCCAGTCAGCTGTACGACGCGCTGCAGGCCGCAGGTCTGGAGCAGACGGCACTGGGCAAGGCGATGTTCTACGCACAGAAGGCGATCCAGGTCGCGACGATCATCGTGAACACCGAGGTGGCGGCAGCGGCGGCCCAAGCGGGCATGATTGCCGCTGCAGGCGCCACGGCCGCGGTGTCTGGCCCGGCCGGTCCCGCCGTCCTTGCTGCCGGCATCGCAGCGGGCGCCACCTATGCTGCAATCACGCGCGGGCTCGGTTATGCGGCTGCCGGCCTGGTCGCCGGCACCGCCATCGCAGGCGCGCGTGAGAAGGGCGGTCCGGTTTGGGACGGCGGCGCGTTCCTGGTGGGCGAAAAGGGTCCCGAAATATTCCGGCCGCCCACGCACGGCACGATCATCCCGAACAACAAGATCGGCGGCGCCGGCGGCGACATGAAGCTGACGATCGTGAACAACACCAGGTCACCCATCGGTACCGTTACCGAGCAGCGCATATCGGCGACGGAGCGCGCGCTCATCATCGAGGAGGCCGTGAACACCGTGGCATCCTCACTGGCTGACCCTAACAGCCGCACGTCGCGCGCAATGAATCGTAACTACTCCGTGCCGAGGTCCCGCTGATGACGAACCCTGTAATGCCGAACGGCTTCACGCCGACTGTTGCCGCCTACTCGATGGACGACCCGGGCGGCGTACTCCGCACCGAGGTCGCGGGCGGCGCTGCGCGCTTTGGCCTGGACTGGGATCGCGGCCCGCAGCGTTACCAGGTCACGCTGGTCCTGGACGCACTCAAGTTCTCGGTGTGGACAGCTTTCTACCACCACATCATCAAGAAGGGTGCGATCACCTTCGACATGCGGCTCGACTCAGGCTTCGGCCCCGAGCTGCACCCGGTGAACATCATGCCGGGGTCTTACTCCGCCGCGCGTACGGGCGGCGCAGCTGTCGTGGTGTCGTTCATCGTGGAGGCCGAGAGCAAGGTGTATGAGATGTCGGCTGTCGACGCTGGTGCGATGGTCGAGCTCTACAACGCCTACGGGGGTGATTCGACGGCACTGCTCCAGCGCCTGGCCATGTTCGCCCTGTCCGACGTGAATGTACTGGAGCCCTGATGAGCCTCGACCTAGAAACCAGGCTCCGGCGCTTCCTGGCGTCGGCACCGCAGACCGTCTGGTCTATCGCCACGCTGCAGATCAGCCACTCGGCAATGAGCAAAACCTACCACCTGTGGCGCGAGCCGTACGCGGGGCAGACCTTGGTCGACGGCGTGCTGGTCGACATGGAGTCGTGCAACATCGAGATCAAGCTCGCCGGGAGCGAAGGCCATCTTGACCAGCAGTTCGACATCCGTCTCGGGCTGGTCGACATCGAGGACGAGTTCCGCGAACAGCTGGACCGGATCCCGATCGACACCACCGAAAAAATCAAGATCGTCTATCGCGAGTTCCTGAGCGATGACCTGACCGTGGCTCAGGCGACAGCGGTGCTGCAGGCCGAGAGCATCTCGTATGCAATCGGCGCCGCAAGTATCAGCGCGGTGTCGCCGCGCCTGAACATGACACGCACCGGCGAGCTCTACGCGCCGAAAGAAATTCCTATGTTGAGAGGATTCCTGTAATGGATGTCAATGCCTACCTGGCCAAGCAGTACGACAACCCGCCGTGCTGGCAACTCGTTGCAGACGTCTACACTGCCGAGCTGGCCTTGCCGGTGACGGACTACAAGACCGTCAACGCTTCGATCCGGGCGATCGCGAGCGCCTTCCGCATCGCCTTGCACAAGTCGCCCGATGGCTTCGTCCAGGTCGCAGAGCCGGTCGACTTTTGTATTGTTCTCATGGGTAAAACGGCCGCCATGGGGCTGCACCACTGTGGGGTGTTCTACCAGGGCAGCGTCCTGCATGGTCTCACCACCGGCAATCGCTTTGAGGAAATGTCGGTGATCCGCGATGCCTATGCGGTGATCGAGTACTGGGCCCGTGCAGCATGACCCGCATCCGCTTATACGATTCCCCGTTCGCGGCAGCGGCGCCGCAGGTATTCGAGGCGCCGAGTCTGGCCCAATGGCTCCTGGATCACTATGGCGCCGCGCCGGCCGTCACCGTGCAGATTTTCAAGGGTGAGCCCTGCGCAGCCAATGAGATCAGCCGTGATGCCGAGGCGATCCTGGCGGGTGACTGCCCCGAATACGTGATACTCCAGAGCCCTGGCGGGCCGTATTACGCGGTGATCGCCATCGTCATGGCGGTGATCGCGGTGGCGGCCGTTGTGCTGATGCCGAAGCCGGTCATGCCCAGCAATGTGAACCGGACGCAGCAGAGTCCGAACAACGCCCTGGCAAGCCGCGAAAACAAGGTCCGGCTGCTCGAGCGGGTCGAGGACATCTACGGTACGGTCAAGTCGGTTCCATCCCTGATGATGCCGACCTATAACAAGTACATCGCCCACCAGAAGTTCGAGTATGGCTATTACTGCGTGGGCCGGGGCTATTACGACATCGCCGAGGTCCGTGATGGTGACACGCTCATCGAGGACATCGATGGGGCTAGCGCGGCCTTCTACGACCCATTCACGTCGCCGAACAATGGTGCGCCGGTGCTGCAGGTAGGGGAGCCTATCGTGGATGCGGTGGTGACGGCGAAGCGCGCGATCGAGGTCGACGGCATCACGCTCAAGGCCGCGAACCAGGTACAGCTGCCGGCGAACGCGAAGTACAAGTTCACGCCGGCGGCCGGCGGCGACAAGATATCGCAGGACGAGAAGAAGCCGAATTTCAACTCGGTGATCGAGCCGGGCGATCAGATCACCGTGGTGACGAACGGCTTCAACCAGACCAGCTTTCTAGGGCTCGACTTCGATGGATCGAAGGTCGGAGAGGCCTTCGTTTCAGGTCCGTATAACTACTCGGGAACCTACACGGTGGCGGCCGTTGGCGACGGCGAGATCACGCTGAGCACGGCCAGCTGGCCGGTAGCGATCGAGCTGAACAGCACGATCACCGTCGTCGGCGTGACCCATGTAACCGATTGGGTAACGATGCCGGCAGCGGACAGGACCGAGGTCTGGTGCAACGTGGTCGCGCAGAACGGTATGTTCAAGGACGACAATGGCAAGCTGCTGACCTCCGTGGACTTCACGATCGAGATCGAACAGTTGAGTGCAGCGCTGAAGCCCACCGGCACGGTCGAGACCATCACTGGCTCGCTGTCGGGGGCGGTACAGGACGAACGGGCCGAGACGGTCGAGCACGTCACCGGATGGGTAGGACCGGCGCGAGTGCGCATGTTCCGGACCACGCCCTTCGATTTCGACTTCAAGGGCACCGTGGTCGACGAGATCAAATGGGTCGACCTGTACAGCGTCTCGCCGGTGACGAGGGCTGAGTTCGGCAACAAGACTACCGTGCATACGGTGACGCAGGCGACAACGCGCGCGACGGCCGTGAAGTCGCGGCAGCTCAACTGCCTTGCATCGCGCAGGCTGCCGGTCTATGACGGAACGGCATTTTCTGGTGCGTTTGACGATGAGGGCCGGCACGTGCTGGGCTCGATCGCGGCGACGTCGAAACTTGTCGACATCATCGCAGCGGTCTCGGTGGATCCCAAGATCGGCCGGCGCGACCTGGCGTCGGAGGTCGACATGCAGCAGATCTGGGGCGTGCAGCAGGCTCTCGATGCTTGGAATCCCGAGTGCGGGCAGTTCAACTACACCTTCGATTCCGACAACACCAGCTTTGAAGAGACCCTGGTCATGATCGCGAACGCAGGCTTTTGCATCGCGTACCGACAGAACGGGAAGATTCGTCTGGCCTTCGACCGCGCGCAGGCGAATAGCACGGCGCTGTTCACGCACAGGAATAAGAAGCCCAAGTCGGAAACGGTGACGCGCAAGTTTGCCTCGGACTCGGAATACGACGGCGTGGAGTTCGTCTATTCGGATCCCGACAGCGGCCAGTCGGAGACGATTACGCTTCCTCTGGACGGGTCGCACACGAAAGCCAAAAAGTTCGAGATCGCCGGCATTCGCTCCTTCACGCAGGCCTGGCTCCGCGCCAACCGGGAGTATCGGAAGCTGCTCGGGCAGCGGATCACGATCGAGACGACGACCACCGCCGATGGCAGGTCGCTGCTCCCGAACGCGCGGATCGACATCGTCGACAACACGCGGTTCCGCTCTTGGGATGGGGACGTGGTCCGGCAGGCTGGCTTGACGCTGACGCTTTGCCGCGACGTCGAGTTCTCGCCGGGTGAGCCGCACAGCCTTGTGCTGATGCGGCGCGACGGGTCCTTGCAGAGCATCCCATGCCAGCCTGGCGATGCGCCGAACCAGGTCGTGCTGCAGGCGATCCCGGACGAGGAAGTTGTTACGCACCAAGGGCCGGATGGGATCCGCACGATCTTCAGCTTTGCTTCTGACAGCGGGCGTGCCTTGCAGGCCTACCTCGTGCAAGAGGTCGACCTTTCTGACCCGCCGTACGTCACCGTCCGGGCAATCAATTATTCGGCCGACTACTACGCGGCGGACTACCAGGCGGTGCCGGACAAGTCCGAGATCATCAACTAAGGAGGCATTATGTTTGAGCAGGTTCTCCTGCCGCACAGCGTGGTCGCGGGGCGCGTGCCTACGCCTGACGAGCTCGGCGTGGGCTGTCTCGCGATCAATCTGAAGGACAGGGTGCTCTACACGAAGGGATATGACGGCATCGTCATCCGCCTCGACGTTATGACGGGAGAGGCGATCATTCAGGCGCTGGGCTATACGCCGGTAAAAGGGAAGGGAACAGCTCTTCCGCAACCGGCCACTGATCAGGCATCGGCCATCGACCTGGTGAACAAGATCAGGACCGTGTTGATCGACTGCGGTATCGCTTCGTAACTCTCAAGAATTCCCAACCAGGCGCCTTCGGGCGCTTTTTTTTGCCCAGCTAAAAAGGAAATACATGCCGGCCATTACCCTCAACGACCTGAACAATGGTAAGCAGGACCTGGACCACATAGCAGAGCTCGCGACGTCGGCGGCGCCGACAGCAATGGATCGCCTCGGAAACGTGAAGCCAACTGTCAGAGGTGCGCTTGCGTCGCTCAAGGCGTTCAACCTGCGCGGCCAGTTCGCCGCCGGGGCCAACTACGCAGTGAAGGATGTCTACCTGTCCGGGAACGTCGCCTATGTCGCCCTCGTCGACCACGTGGCAACCACGGTCGCTGCTGACCTGGCTGCAGGAAAGGTTTCTGTGCACCAGGGGGCAACCCGGGAGGAACTCACTGCGTCGGACGGGGCAAGTAACGTAATGTTCTCGCAGGCCGGCGCCGGCGCCGTCCCGCGCTCGGTCCTCTCCAAGCTGCGCGAGATCAGCATCAGCATTACGGACTATCCGAGCCTACGTGCCGCGATCGACGCATTGCCAGCGCAGGGCGGCGTGATCGATATTCCGGTCGGCCGCTTCCCGGCTGGTGTCTGGACCTACGACACCAACTACATGGCGAAGGACAACGTCTTGCTGCGCGGCGCCAAGATGCCCTCGTTCTCGGCGGACGGCAAGAAGCTGGAAGGCGGATCCATCATCGAGGGCAAGTTCAACGTCTTCGCCAACAATTTTGGCCATGAGAATCTCGGCTACGACAGCGGCCAGGACGTGGTGGACCGGCTGTTCGGCGGCCTCGACACGCACGCTGCGAACCACCCGAATGGCGGGACGTGGGATGCCTTTGCATTCGGCCAGCCGAGCCAGGGCAATCCGCTGCCGCCGCGGCGTGGCTTCTACGCGCGCAACGTGGTGGCACTCTTGAAGGATCCCGGCAGCTACGGTCACGCGATGCTGATGGAGGGCTTCGACGGCGGCTTCATCGATAACGTGGTGGGCATGTGCGGGATCCACGCGCTGGTCATCAAGGCAAAGAACGTGACTGTCGGATCGATCGCAGGCTATAGCGCCTCCACCGACCACGTCATCCTTAAATCGGACAGCTACGCGAACGGCAACAACATCAAGATCGACACCGTCGAGTGTGGCAAGGCGCCGCCAGGTGTGACGCCCTGGTTCGTGCCGGTGCAGGCCACTTACGGGCTGTACCTGAACCCGGCCACGGCCAGTATGGATACGGTCAAGATTAGCAAGGCGCGGCTGTTCGGCGCGACGACGCTCCTGCGCGCGACCGGGCCGGCCGGGAACAACCTGGACAACCTGATGATCGGCCAGCTCGAGATCGAGGGCTACGGCCTGGCCAATCCGGTTGCCGTCAACTTCGATGGGCTCAACTTCTACCGTTGCAAGCTGGGGCAGGTGACAATCAACAACGTGGCCGATGGTCTTGCCTACACCCAGACAGCTGCGGCAGGCGGCTATGGAGCCGACCCGCTCGTTATCGACTCGGTGTCATTCGGCGGAACGATCTCGATGCGCGCGCTGCAGGCGATCGGGTATGGCCGTTTCGTCATCCATCACATGCGTGCTGCCGGCACTATTGCGACCCTGTATTCCATTGGTGATACAGCCCGCGTTCACGTCGGCCGGGAAGAGATCACCGGGAATGCAGTAACCACGAAATTCGGTGGCGCCAACGCGCCGGCCCTGACGGCTGGGTGGAAGCAGTTCGCCGGCAACCAGGCGTTCAACGTGAAGCTGGAAAACTACGGGGTGGTCTTCCAAGGGCTGCTGCAGCCGGTGAATGGCGGAACGCCGGCCGTGGTGTCGCTCCCGGTCTACCTGCGCTCCGCCGCTCCCACCCGCATGACCGCAGCCGGCCGCAACGCCGGCGGGCAGTACGCTCCTGTGCTGATCAGCTCGGCCCCCGACGTGACAAGCCTGCTGCTGAATGAGGGGCAGAACGTTGCCGGGGCTGAAACCTGGTTGTCGCTGCAGGGCGTTCGCTACGGGTTCGACTGATCATGACGCGCATCTTCGAATGCGGCGTCCTGCTACGCCTCTACATCCTCCTGCAGGCGGGGCTCTACGCCTTCACGGCCCTGCTGCAGGAGGAGACGCAAGCCTATCTGGTCGCGCACGCCGATCGCTTCACCCTGATGACGATGTTTGGGCTGAGTGCCTTCACGATGCTGGGCTTCGTCGACCTGGTCGTGAACGATCTGCTGCCGGACAGGTTTGTCCTTTCCCGGGCGCTACGGGATCGGCACCTGGTGAACATGGCGATCGCCGTCTGCTTTGCTGTGCAAATGTGGACGTGTGTCCGTTATGAGTTGCCTGGTGCCGTTCTGCCTTTCTATGCACTTCAAGTCCTCGCTGTCCCGGTGTCGGCTTTCGCCGACGTGCGCAAACGCTATAAGAAGAAGGCAACTCCATGAAGAAAGAACTGAAGCAGCTCCTGCTGGCTTGCAAGGTAACGCTGGCCGTGCTGTGGCCCGCATCAGCCTGGGCCGCCAGCATCGCTTTCGGTGAGGACCTGGCCAGGATCCCGATGCTGTCGATCCTGGCCACCGTGATCCTGTCGACCGTGCTGGGCGCCACGGCGCTCCTGCACTGGATGATCGACCAGTACGACGAGCACGAAAGAATCCCGCGCCTCGGCCTGCAGGTCACCAGTCGCATGTTGTCGTCCAACGCGGCCGGCCTGCTGGCGTTCGCCATTATGGAATCGTGGGATTGGCCGACCGGCTACAAGGCCGGCGCAATCATGCTTGCCGCTTTCGGTGGTGCATGGACGATCCAGCGCGCGCTTCAGTTTTTCGCCAACAAATACGTCCCGGAGCCCCAAAAGTGAACATCACCCTGCAGCAGTTGAAATGCATTATGCCGCGTGCCGGCGTCCTGGCCCTGGCGTACCTGCCTTGGCTCAACAGTGCAATGGCGGAGTTCGGCATCGATACGAAGGTGCGTCAGGCCGCTTTCCTCGCCCAGCTCGCGCACGAAACCGGCGACTTGACTTCCGTAGTCGAGAACCTGAATTACTCGGCCGATGGCTTGGCCAACACCTGGCCGTCGCGCTTCGCTCGCAAGGACGCTGCCGGCGCCTACGTGCTGGCCGGCGGCCGCAAGGTGCCGAATGAGCTGGCCTGGACGCTGCAACGACAGCCCGAAAAGATCGCGAACACGGTCTACGCGAACCGGATGGGGAACGGCAGCCCGGCATCGGGTGACGGTTGGCGCCACCGCGGCGCCGGCGGCTTCCAGCTAACCGGCAAGGACAACCAGCTGGCGTGCGCAGCATATTTCCGCATCCCGTTCGACAGGATCGGTGACTGGTTGCGCACGCCCGAAGGCGTGTCCCGATCGGCCGCCTGGTGTTGGTGGAAAGCCGGCTGCAACAAGCTCGCCGATGCCGGCGACGTCGACGGCATTTCCGACCTGGTGAACCTCGGCCATCGTACGGCCGAGGTGGGCGACGCCATCGGCTTTGCCGATCGCCAGTCCCGTACTGGCCTGGCCGACAAGGTGCTCGCGTGAGCCGCCTCGAGCAGCTGCTGGCCGGCGTCCTGGTGGCGATCGGCCTGCTGATACTGGCGGCAGCGGGCGGCCACCACTTCGGCGCTGCCGCCGTCCAGGCCGACTGGGACCGCGACAAGCTAAAGCGCACGGAAGACCAGAAGGCGGCGGTCTTGGCCGCCGTCGCCAAAAACGAAGCGGACCGCCAGCGCGACTTGGCTGCCACCCGTGAAACCCTCACCAAGTACGAAAGGAAACTCCATGAAGCCGATGACCGTATTGCTGCTGAGCGTGCTGCTGCTGACCGCCAACGGCTGCGCATCACAGTCCCAGTCGCCCAGCGTGATTGCCCTGCCGCAGCAGGAGAAGCCGCAGGCGCCGGCCGAGTTGATGCAGCCGGAGCCGTCGAAACCATCGAGCTACCAGAAGCAATTGAGCGGGGTCTTCGAGACCTCGCAGAAGGCGCCGACCGGGAAACCGAGCGGCTCCGCGTCAAAGTAGGCGCGCTGCAGGACTGGATCCGGACCCATGGCTTCTACGACCCGGCGCCCTGATCTGGAGTTCCATGTGCTCACGCCGGCTGGGCCGGAGCATATCTGCAGCCTGGTTGCCGGCAAATGCGTCATCGCGCCGCGATCAGCGCCTCCACCGGTAACCGCCGCGCACCAGGCAGGGCCAGCACCCGAGCCGCCACCTCCACCGGCACCCCGCTAAGCGCAAGCATCACGGACGCGTCGAGCCAAGTAATGGCCGGTAGCAGGATGAGGGTGAGGTCAACGCGGCTGGCGGTAATGAGATCGGTACGAGGCTTCATGCCGCTACCGTATCGCCGGGCTGATGCAAATGGGGTGACGCCCCTCAATTGAGAGTAAGACAGAGCGCCGGTCGCGGTTGCGCGAACAACCGCGGCCGGCCTCAATCCACTGACGCAGCCAGTGAACCGAGCTAGGCACTGCCACCTTCCGGAAGGCGCCGGCAGTCTAGCACATCATTACTAAAAGGTAAAAAGGTTCAGTTTATGGCAAACCCTATCATTCCGTGGATCGGCGGCAAGCGTCGCTTGGCAGGGCATATCATCCCCCAGTTCCCCTCCCACAAGTGCTATGTGGAAGTGTTCGCTGGCGGCGCCGCCTTGTATTTCATGCGTCCGCCGGCGGACGTCGAGGTGATCAACGACATCAACGGCGAGCTGGTCCGGCTCTACCGCGTCGTGCAGAACCACCTCGAGGAGTTCGTGCGACATTTCAAATACGCGCTCTCGAGCCGCGAGGTGTTCAAGTGGCACCAGGAGACGCCGCCGGAAACGCTGACGGACATCCAGCGCGCCGTTCGGTTCTTCTACCTGCAGCAGCACGCATTCGGCGGCAAGGTCGACGGCCAGACCTGGGGCACCGCAACGACGGCGCCGCCGGTCAACCTGCTGCGGATCGAGGAGAACCTTTCGGCCGCGCATTTGCGGCTGTCCGGCGCCTTCATCGAGAACATGGATTGGTTCAAGCTGATGGAGCGCTACGACCGGCCGCATACGCTGTTTTACCTCGATCCACCGTACTGGGAGACTGAGGGCTATGGCGTCGACTTCCCGCTGCAGGAGTACGAGAAAATGGCCGAGCTGCTCGGCCGGATCAAGGGCAAGGCGATCATCAGCCTGAACGACCACCCGGAGATCCGGCGCATTTTCGCGGCCTTCCAGATGGACACGGTGCCGATCGCTTACAACGTCGGCGGGGGCGGTCGATCGGTCGATCGGTCGGAGGTGATCATTTACAGCTGGGATCGCGCCGCGGAGCCTGCCAGCCTGTTTTAGCGCGAGAGAGGGCTGTGTAGACGTCTGCACAGCCTTCCTCGGCTATTCAGGGGCATTCCCAGAACCAGCACTCGACCGCGTGCCAGTAGACGTGGCCACCTTCGCAGACCAGACGATGATGCTCGTCGTGGCACATCAGGTCGATATGTCCCTGCGGGTCATACGGTCCCCATAGACCGACGAAGCGGATCACGCCACGTCGGTCGCCGATTCGCTCTCGTAGCAGCGCTGCGCCGAACTTCTCCGGCTCGCCCCAAACCGTGCACAAGTGGTTCGCCAGAATCTCCTGCTTGATCTCGACGCGGCGCCCTTTGTACTTCCCGGCTGCCACCACCAGGTAGGCGTTCGGTACGAATACTCCGACACTGGCCAGTGCGAGGCTCATGCGTATCGCGCAGGTGTTGGCCCAATGCGGATTCTTCGCGTTCTCCGGATGGCCAACCCACTGCCAGAGTTCCTCGGCTGGGACGTTGTATGGGTCGGGGTAATGGGCACGCAGCACAATGTAGGGTGGTCGGTCCATTACATCCCCCTCAACCCGGGGCAGCAGCCGTCCGGCGGACAGGGCCATTTGGTCTGCCACATTTCAATCACCAGCGCAGCGCCCCGTTCCTTGAGACGTGCACGTGGCAGCCGGCGCAAGAATTCGACAGCTTGCTCTCGCATGGCCTCGGGCGGCTGCTTCGGCGTCGGGCGGGGCTTATAGTCCGTGTAGCACCACAGCCCGCTCTCGGTGGCGTCGAACACCCCTTTGAGGTATTCGACGGTGCCGACGTCGCGACGCTCGAGCTGCTGCAGGAGCTGCGCACCGGTGAGCCAGGGGGCCGGCGCGGGGACAGTCTTGGCCGGCGTCCCGGGCATGATGAAGGGGTGCTCGTCTTGGGCCTGCGATGCTGGCACGGAGGCCGCTGCCAGTGCCAGGGCCGCTACGGCGGCGACTCGGCGTACATTCAACGAGGATGCCATGTCATGCCACCCGGTTAGTGGCGAGGTCCCAGCCGCCAGCGGTATTGCCGCCGGCGCCGCCCGCGATCTTCTGCTGGGTGTACTTCCATTTCACCTTGGAGAACTTCAGACCGATGTGGTCCACCATCCCGACCCCGGCGGCCACCGACTGCGCCACCTCGCCCACGACGACGTTGTCCAGCTCGACCTCGTAATACTTGACGCGGGTGCCCTGGCCATCCGCCCGGAAGAACTCGAACTTCGCCTTCGGGATCGTCTTGCCCATCGCGCAGTGCTGGGCAAGGATCGGTGAGGCCATATCGGCCACCTTTGTAAATGCCACGTCTGACAGCTCGGCGCGTTCCGCGGTGTGCCCGCCGGCTGTCGATGACGTCGCGCTTCTAGGCTGGTGGAGCTTCCAGTGTACCGACGAGCACTCGATCCAGCCCACGTGCTGGCTGTCAGCTGACTCGCCCTTGATGCCGTCGATCTGCAGATAAACGTCGATCGCCATGATGCCTCCTTTGTTGGTGTTGGGGCATCGTCGCAGTATTGGGTTTACAGCAAGTTATCGGCGGTCAACGGAAACGGGGTGGCAGATCAAGAGCATGCGCACGCCGGCACTCCGGCTCGGCCAGCACGCGGTCGCTTCAATGCACCAGGTTCCAAGCATCTTCGATCTGACCGAAGATGATGGGCACGATCGAGGCGCCTGAAAACGATACTGGTCGGTCATCGTTAGGGTAGCCAAGCACCGGCGCCGACCGGATCATGTTAAGCGTCCATGCCGAGTGTTCTCCGCCTGCTTCCAGCTCGGCCAGCACCTCGCCTTCCATTCGGTGCAGCAGCGACCAGGTCAAAACACCTGAACACCTATGACGCATGACAACCTCGCGCACTGCACGGCTTGCTGCCTCACTCGCTTCCGTCACCTCATCCCAGTCATACGGGGCCATCATCGTCCTTTCCAATGCTTTGTTCTGTTGATTTTCGACAAGGTAATCCTGCCGCGATATACTGTACAAATATACAGTATTTGAGAATTCAACATGAATACAGCGACTGCCGCGGCCGAGCTAGAGGCGCTTCATCCTTCACTCTGGAGAGCATCGCAGCTGGGGCGCAGCCGTACCCGATGCGTCGACACTGGCCATCCGAGTTTGTCGAACCTGTTACCTGGTGGCGGCTGGCCAACTGGAGCGCTGGTTGACTTGCTCGTCCAGCAGCCGGGGATTGGCGAGGTGCGCTTCCTGGCGCCCGCGCTGGCGAAGGCGTCGAGCCGTAAGGTCGCGCTGCTGCAGCCGCCTCATTCGCCCCAGGCAATAGCACTTGCCGCAATGGGCGTGCCGCCGGCGTCGGTGCTTTGGCTGCGTGCCGATCGCACGGCCGATGCACTATGGGCGGCGGAGCAGGTGCTGCGCAGCGGAAGCTGCGGTGCGCTTCTCTTCTGGCAGTCCCAGATTCGGAGCGACAGTCTCAGGCGCCTGCACCTGGCGTCCCAAGCTGGTGAAACCCTGTTCTTCATGATGCGCCCGATCGCGGCCGCGCAGGACCCTTCGCCGGCGCCGCTGCGCTTGGGCCTGCGTCCTAAAGCTGGCGGTCTGGAGATCGAGTTCGTGAAGCGCCAGGGCCCTCGGCGTGACGAGCCGCTGTTCTTGCCGATGCAGGTCGGAAATGCAATCCGTCCTCGCCCGCAAGAGCACAGGGCGCCGGAGGTGGCGCGGGTATGGTCTGGCGAAGGTTCGCTAGCCGAGCAAACCTGATAAAATCTTTTCCGCAAAACGGGTCAGAAAAGTTTGCAAGCCCGGAGAAATCTGCTGAAAAATCGAGAATTTGCGGAACGAAAAATAGGGTAAGTTGTTGATTCTTAAGGATTTGTCAGCAGACTCATAATCCGTTGGTGCCGTGTTCGACTCACGGGAGGCCTACCAACATTTGTATTGCACGATCAAGGGGTTACGGTGTTCCGTAGCCCCTTTTTTGTCAGCCCTGCAATGGCACTGTGTTCATCCAGCGCGCGCGCGCCCGCCCGCCGCCCCCATCTTCCCGAACGCCGGCATGCACGGATGCGGCTCGAACACTACGCGGCAATCCAGCACTGCTGGCAGACCTGAGGACAGCGCGCGTTCCAGCGCGGGCTTCACCTGCTCGCGCTCGGTCACGCGTTCGCCGTAGCAGCCGAATCCGCGCGCGATCCCGGCATAGTCGGTGCCCGCCAGGTCGACGCCGAATTCGAACGATTTGTTGCGTCGTTGCCCGGCGCGGATGACGCCCCACGCCTCATTGTTATGGATGATGTTCACCACCGGCAGCTGGTAGCGCCGGGCCGTGTCCATTTCCTGCAGCATGAATCCGAACGCGCCGTCACCCGTGATGTTGAATACCGGTTGGTCCGGGTGGACCAGCTTGAGCGCAAGGGCATAGGGCAAGCCGAAGCCGAGCTGCGCCATGCCCGGATCATGGAAGCGGGTGCGCAGCGCCAGGGCGGGTGTCAGTTCGTTGCTCCAGAAGCTAGTGTGTCCTCCGTCATAGGTCACCGAGGCATCAGGAGGCAGTTGCGCGGCGATGGACACCGCCAGCGCCGCCGGATGCATGGGCGTACCCGATGCGGTACTCAAGCGGGCCACCTGCTGATGATAATGCCGGTATTCCGCGACGAGTCCGGCTAGCCATTCGCTGCTGCCCTGCGCGCGATCCGGCCGCAGCAGTTTCAGCAATTCGGTGAGGGCAACCGCGGCATCCGCACAGATGCCAACCGCGGCATCCGCACAGATGCCAACCGAGACGGGTGCATTGGCGCCGATCGTGGCGGGATTGACGTCGATATGGATCAGCTTCTGCGAACGCTTGACCATGGCACCGTGCTCGTTCCAGAGCCAGGACGAGAAACGGCAACCGACCGCCAGGATGACATCGGCTTCATCGAAGGCGCGCATCAGTGCTGGGCCGCCGATCACGCCGCCGTGGCCGACGAAATTCGGATGCGTGGTTGGATGGCGCCGATGCCCATCTGCGTGGAGGTCGCCGCGCCGTTGATGGCGGACGCAATCGCCTGCGCCTGTGGCGCCGCCTGCGCCGCGACCACCCCGTCGCCGGCGATGATCAGCGGCCGTTTCGCATTTTCCAGGAGCGCGGCGGCGGCCTCCAGCGCGTGGCGGGCCGCCGGCATCATGGAGCTTGATCGTGTGTGAACCAAATGTTGGCAATTGCATCAAAAGGTGCGTCCGGGGAGCTTCGTCGCTATAGGTTGATTGACCAAACTGCCGAGCAACGGGGAAATGGTTGTTACCGCGAAAACCAAACGGTAATGAATCAAGACTCAAGCTTGGACGGTGAACGGCGTCATTGATCCCCGGCGCGCAGCATGGCCGCGTGAGCGTACATGTGCACACATTTTCGATAGCAGGGGATCATGAACGAGCAAGCAAATATCGAACTGCTCAAACAGGGGTATGACGCGTACGGCAAAGGCGACATCCAGCGTCTGCTCGGCATGTTTGCGCAAGACATCGATTGGGATCTACCGGAGGT